TATAAAGAATCGTGTAAGCCCTGCAAGCAGTGAATTATTATAGCACAACTAAACCACCGCTAAACCACTTGGTGAAAAACAATTACCAAGAAACCTCCTGATAGCGAAAGGCTTAGTCTAACGACAGCATACTATAGTAACTATAGGGCTTCTTAAAAAATTTCTGTCTTTCCCTTTAAGGATAAAAAGGCTTTATGTTAGAAGTTGAAAAACAATTATCTACCGAAGATACACAGTCTTCAGACGATGGTACTGTCTTAAAGAAGAAGCGACCAAAGCTGGTTAGACGAGAAGTTGTCGATGGTAAACCTGTTCGTGGTCGTCCCTCCAAGAAGGCAATTGCCAAGAAAAAGAATCCCGGCATTGTGGGGAGACCGCCGGGCGACGCAGCACGAATAGCAGAGTTTAAAGCAAGACTGTTGGCAACGCATGGTGATAGTGTCATTGAGAAGATAATCACCACCGCCCTACAAGATGGACACCCTGCACAGGGAGCAATGCTAAAGTTCTGTGGAGAACGATTGTTGCCTCTATCTAGTTTCGAGGGCAAGACCGGTGGAGGAACACCGCAGATTTCAATTAATATCAGCGGACTAACAAATACAACGATAGAAGCAGACGAAGTCATTGATAACGATGTTACTGATGTAACCATTAAGGACATCGATGAATCTTGATTTTAAACTACTGAAGTGGCAACAAACAGTATTTAAAGACCAGACCCGATTTAAAGTAATCGCTGCTGGTCGCCGTTGTGGTAAAAGTAGATTATCAGCAGTAACGCTGTTAATTGAAGGTTTGAATTGTCCTGAAGGTTCTAGTGTGATGTATGTGGCACCAACCCTAGGACAAGCCCGGACGATTATGTGGGACTTGTTGATGGACTTAGGAAAGCCTGTCATCAAATCTGCTCACATCAACAACCTTGAGATAACTTTGGTTAACGGCAAGAAAATCCTCATCAGAGGAGCCGACAACCAAGACTCTTTGCGTGGTGTGTCTTTGTCGTACTTGGTAATGGACGAGGTCGCTTTTATCAAGTCAGAGATTTGGGAACGAGTACTTCGTGCTGCTTTGTCGGATAAAAAAGGTAGAGCCATGTTTATCTCTACTCCATCTGGACGAAACCATTTCTATGAGTGGTTTCAATTGGGACAGAGTGGAGACGATGCAGATTGGAAATCTTGGCACTTTACCACCGCTGACAATGAAACGATTGACCCGAAAGAGATTGAGGCTGCAAAAAGAACACTCAGCAGCTTTGCGTTCAATCAAGAATATCTGTCTTCCTTCAATAATGCTGGCGCAGGATTATTTAAAGAAGAATGGATTAAGTTTGGCGATGAACCTGACATTGGTTCGTGGTATATTGCGGTAGACTTAGCTGGCTTTGAAGATGTCGCTAAAAGTGCTAACGCCACTAAGAAAAGACTAGACCAGTCCGCTATCGCAGTTGTAAAAGTAACCGATGATGGTACTTGGTTTGTCGATAAGATTGAAGCTGGTCGCTGGGATATACAGACTACTGCACTCAATATTTTAAAGAATATTAGAGAGTATGAACCTCTAGCAGTTGGTATCGAGCGAGGGGCGCTAAAGAATGCAGTATTGCCTTACCTCAGTGATTTGATGCGAAAGAACAACTGTTACGCTCATATCTTAGATTTGACGCATGGCAATAAGAAAAAAGTAGATAGGATTGTTTGGGCTTTGCAAGGTCGCTTCGAGCATGGACGAGTTATACTCAATGCTGAAGAAGACTTTGAAGAGTTTGTTGACCAACTACTAATGTTTCCAACCGCACAGGTGCATGATGACTTACCTGATGCGTTAAGCTATATCGACCAACTCGCTGTCACGAGCTACAGTATTGACAACGACGAAGACGATTGGCAAGCATTAGATGTGGTTAGTGGCTATTAATAAAGGACTAAAATGGCTGAAAATATGGACATGAACGAAAGTACTGTTTGGGAAGAACCTTCCGAATCAGATAAAGAATTAACTGCCTTTGTTATTCAACATTGCGACAGATGGAGAGATTCCAGAGACGAGAACTATTTAGAAGACTGGAAAGAGTACGAAAGAATCTTCCGTGGCGTATGGGCTGACGAAGACAAGACACGAGAGTCTGAGCGTAGTCGCTTAATTAGTCCAGCTACACAGCAAGCGGTAGAAACCCGCCATGCTGAAATCATGGAAGCTATCTTTGGTAACGGAGAGTTCTTTGACATTAAAGATGATGTCCGTGACTACAACAACAATCCAATGGATGTTGAAGCCATTAAGGTTCAGCTCAAAGAGGATTTAGAAAAGCATAAGATTCGTAAGTCGATTGACCAAATCGAATTGATGGCTGAGATTTATGGTACTGGTATTGGTGAGATTATCGTCAAGCAAGAGAAAGAGTTTGTTCCTGCAACGATGCCAATGCCGGGCATGACTCAAGCAGCCTATGGCGTACAGGAGAAAGAATACTTCTGCGTCAAGGTTAATCCTGTCAATCCTAAGAACTTCCTCATTGACCCCAACGCTACCTCGATTGACGATGCGATGGGATGTGCTATTGAGAAGTTTGTGTCTATTCACAAAGTGGTTGAGGGCATGGAAAAAGGTATCTATCGTAAGGTAGACATCGGACCCGCTGGCAACGACGATGACTTAGAAGTGACTCAAGAAGTCGTTCAGTACCAAGACGATAAAGTTAAACTTCTGACATACTACGGCTTAGTTCCAAAAGAATATCTAGAGCAGTTAGAGAACAAAGATGAAGAAGTTGTTGACCTCTTTCCTGAAGACAGTACTGCTGATACCTATAGTGGTCTAGTCGAAGCGATTGTTGTTATCGCTAATGATGGACTCTTACTCAAGGCTGAGAAGAACCCCTACATGATGCAAGACCGCCCTGTGTTGGCGTATCAGGATGACACTGTCCCTAATCGTTTCTGGGGTCGTGGCACTGTTGAGAAAGCCTACAATATGCAAAAGGCTATCGATGCTCAACTACGCAGTCATCTAGATAGCTTGGCACTGACAACAGCCCCAATGATTGCAATGGATGCTACTCGCCTACCTCGTGGCTCACGCTTTGAAGTTAAGCCCGGTAAAGCAATCCTTACTAATGGTAATCCAGCAGAGATTCTATTCCCATTCAAGTTCGGACAAACCAGTCCTGAGAACTTTGCTACCTCTAAAGAGTTTGAGCGTATGTTGCTAATGGCAACTGGCACATTAGATAGCCAAGGAGTAGTATCACAGGCTTCCAGAGACGCTTCCGGTGCTGGTATGTCTATGGCAATGGCTGGCATTATCAAGAAGTATAAGCGGACTCTGACGAACTTCCAAGAAGACTTTATGGTTCCGCTGATTAAGAAAGCAGCCTTCCGTTATATGCAGTTTGACCCTGAGCGTTATCCATCGGTAGACATGAAGTTCATGCCTAGCGCTACCTTGGGTATTATGGCTCGTGAGTACGAACAACAGCAGCTTATTGGCTTGTTGCAGACCCTTGGACCCAATACTCCAGTACTACCAATCATCCTTAAAGGCATTATTGGTAACTCTAGCCTGTCTAATAGGGCTGAATTGGAGCAAGCATTGACCCAAATGAGTCAACCAGACCCACAACAGGCTCAAATGGCTCAAATGACACAGCAATTACAAATGGAACAGGCTCAGGCTACAACTAAATCACTACAGGCTAGGGCGCAAAGAGACTCTGCAGAGGCTGCTAAGACGGTTGTAGAGACCCAATTGATGCCAGAAGAGCTTCGTGCCAAGGTTATTAGTTCGTTATCTACTAACATTGATAGTAAAAACCAAGAATCTGAGTTCGCTAAACGAGCTAAGATAGCAGAATTGATGCTCAAAGAAGCCGATATTAAGAATAAAGGCAAGATTGTTGAGCTTCAGATGCAAAAACAACAAAAGATGTAAAAATTACTTGACTTTTTTATAAAGTTGTGGTAAAATGCGGTTATAAATGTAAGTGAGTACTTACATACATTCTCCAACAAGGACAAAGAATGATAGATAAAAAACTACAAGAATACTATGAGAGTCGCTTTGCAATGATGGCGACTCAAGGCTGGTTAGATTTGATGGAAGATGCACAGAATATGTTCAATTCCTTAAATCAAGTGCTACCAATCCAAAACGAGACTGATTTACAACTAAAGCGTGGACAACTGGACATTCTCCAGTGGTTAATCAGCTTAAAAGATGTTTCAGAGCAATCCTACGAACAGCTCTTGTCGGGAGACACGGCGAATGAGTAGGAAGTTATATGACTTTAAATGCTCAGAAGGACATATCACAGAGAGTTTTGTTACAGATGAAACAACAGTAATTCCCTGTGAATGTGGTTTAGATGCTAACCGAATTATTTCGCCTATACGAATTAGTTTAGACGGCACTGACCCTGTTTTCGTATCTGCCTACGATAGATGGGCGAAAAGGCACGAAGACAAACAGAAGCAAGAAGCAAAGCAAAACGCCTGAGATACCTTTATTGGGAAATAAAGCCTCAGATTATTAATCCTAAAATCACTTGATTCGGTGACAGGAGACTTTAAATGGCAGCAACATTTATTCAAGAAGAAGAACTGTTTGAAAGCAATGAGCAAGAAGTAGTACAAGATGTTACAACTCCAGAGGCATCATCAACCGATGCACAACCTGAGGTTAAACAAGTAGAACCAGTAGATGAGTTACCTGAGAAGTATCGAGGTAAGTCAGCATCAGAAATTGCAAAGATGCACCAAGAGGCTGAAAAGCTAATAGGTCGTCAAGCAAACGAGGTTCACGAAGTACGAAGTCTTGCAGACCAGCTTTTAAAGCAACAACTCGAAGCTCGAACAAAAGAAACAGCGCCTATTGAAGAATCGCTTGAAGAAGACTTTTTT